ATATCCATTCCAAGCCAACCAGCCAGACCAGCAAGTTGTGTTTCTAAAGGATCTTCGCCGTGAAATGCGGTTTAAGTTTCAAAGCAACACTGTCGGCGGTGATTACCAGATGGGCCAGTGCATCGCTCACATCGAGCCTGCGGATGGGACGGTGCTTGGATGATTGGCATTGACCCTCGGTATATGGGCGTTATTGAGTGGACGGACAGGATGCTTCCTGAGCTGATCAAAAATGGCGGCGATGTTGGCCGTCTTGACGATCCTGAACAGTGGCGGGAATGGGCAAGATCGGTTATATTAATCAACAATGAGTGGCAGGGCGAAACGCCAAATCCATATCAGTTTGATGACTGGCAGGATTGGGCGCAGCGATTCCTACAAGTGACGTATTAAGGAGGCTCCTATGGTTGCCGCAACTCTGACGCCGGTTCGGATTGATCTTTCTCCAGATCCGTCTCATCGCTCCTATGCCAAGGGTGGTCTGCATAGGGAGGCGGAGCATGTGCGCAAAGCAGGGCGAGAGGGTGATAGCGTCCTGATCCATGTTAATGCGGAAGAGCTAGAGTGGCTGAAGCAAAACTTTGGGCCGGGCGCAATCAATCCTGAAACTGGGTTGATGGAATTCAAACCATTTTGGAAGCAGAAGTGGTTTGCCCCAGTTGCTGCCGTGGCAACAATGATCGCGGCCCCATATCTTGCCCCTGTAGTGGCTGGGATGCTTCCTGCTTCTCTGGCTGGCGCTTCGGTTCTTGGCGCGTCTGTCCCGTCGATTGTCACAGGTGCTGGCCTTGGGGCTATTACGGGCGGGATCACCGGCGGGGCAAAAGGCGCATTGACCGGCGGGTTGCTTGGAGCAGCTGGCCCAATCGCATCAAATGCAATCTTTGGCCCACAGGGTCTTTCTGGTGCGCTTGGGTTTGGCCCAACTGATGCTGCTGGATCAACAGATGCTCTTGGTTCAGCCACAGCCGCCAGTGCGGGTAAAGATGTTCTTGGGCAAACCATTGACCCGTCCAAAGGGGCCATTGCAAATGCGTATTCATCCCCTATTGGGCCTACGGCTTCTGGAAGCGGCTTTATGGACGCTTCTGGTATTGGGCCAACAGTATCGGGCGGGCCTGTTGGTTATAGCGGAGCGCCAACCGGATCCGGGCTTTCAAATATTCTTAGTGGAGCTGGCGACAGTTTAAAGAGCATGGCCCCGTTGCTGCTTGTCGGTGCGGCAATGAATAGCATGGGTGGCAGCAAGAAAGCGGCCACAACTGATTCTTCTCAGGAAGCTAAACAAGCAGCTCTGCAAGACAACAATATGCAAACGCCATTGACCCCAGCCACGTTTAACCGCAAATACACCGATCAGGACATTTATGAAAACTATGGGTACGGCCCAGAGAAAAAGTTTTTCAGCGACAACACTATCACTGCTGCGATGGGTCATTATGTTCGCGGGGGCGGCACTGGGACTTCTGATAGTATTCCGGCACGGTTGTCTGACGGTGAATATGTGATTGATGCTCAAACTGTATCAATGCTCGGTGATGGGTCATCTGACGCTGGCGCGAAAAGGTTGGACGCTATGCGAGAGGAAATCCGCAGACACAAAGGCAAGGCGTTGGCTCAAGGCAAGTTTGCTCCACAGGCAAAAGGCCCACTTAGCTATGCAAGGGGGGCATAACAATGGGTGTTCTTGATTTCCTTTTCCAAGGATCACCGCCACCGGCTGTAACAACATACGGAACATCAACGAACAACATCCCTCAGTTTATGAGCGATTACACGCTTGGTTTGCTAAACAAGGCAAGCGCCGTTGCAGGAGAGCCATATCAGGCATACGGCGGTCCTCGTATTGCGGCGTTTAAACCGGAGCAAACCAGAGCGTTTCAATTGGTTGGGGAATCTGTTGGGAAATTTGACCCGCAGCTAAATAAGGCATTTAGCGCCACGCAAGGTGCAATGGGCTATGACCCAACAAAGGCAGCGCAACCGTATATTGATAAAGCTAACCAATCATCAGCTAGCGTTGTTAATCAGTATATGAACCCATACATGGATTCGGTTGTTAACCGACTTGGCGACCTCGGTGCTAGGCAGCTTCAAGAAAAGTTTATGCCTGCTATTGGAAGCAACTTTATCCGTGCTGGGCAATATGGTTCTGCTGGTATGCAAGCCGCAACTGGCCAAGCATTGCGAGATGTTCAGGAAAGCACATTGGCAGAGCAGAATAAGGCTCTGGCTTCTGGCTATGGACAGGCTTTGCAAACAGCAGGAACGGATCTTTCGAGATACGGGAACCTTGGTCAGCTTCAGGGCAACTTGGCATCACAGGCAGCGCGTGATCAGTTGGCGGCTGGGTCTCAGTTTGGTTCGCTGGCTACTCTTGGCCAGAACATGAACATGAAAGACCAAGCTGCTCTTGAGTCAGTTGGCCAGACGCAGCAAACGCAAGCCCAGAAAAACTATGACTTGGCATATCAGGATTTTTCTGAACAGCGCAAGTATCCTTCCGACCAGCTTTCCATGCTTAACTCGCTTATCCGTGGTTTGCCTTATTCTCAAGCGGCAACAACAACAGGAACTGGCCCTGCCAGCAGCTATACAGCATCGCCATTATCACAGGTTGCTGGCACTGCATCGTTGCTCAGTGCGCTGTCTGGTGTTAAGTTTGCATCGGGCGGTGATGTTGATGTTGTTACCGCTCAGGAAGAAAAACGCAAATACGAAGATGCCGAGCTTTCCAAGGTCAAGTTTGCAAAAGGTGGCATGAAGCGGAACAAAAACCGTCGCTCAAGCCGTGGTCGGAGATAACAAATGGCCTATACCGATCCTTTAAATGAAATTGTTCAGGGCTTGCAAAGCAAAATTCAGCAGCCACAGGGCGTCCTTGGTCAGCTTGATCCTATGAAACTGGCCTTGGCTCAAGGGTTCTTTGCTCCAACTAAAACTGGTGGCTTTGGCGAAAGCGTTTCCAATGCTGTTGGCGCATTGCAAGGACCGCTTAAGACAATGGCTGACCAGAACTCCAGCATCCAAGACAAGATTTTGCAGATCCGGTTGGCTCAAGCTAGGCTGCAAGCTCAAAAAGACAACAAAGAACCTGATATGGGTGCTGGTGTTGATGACTACAGCCGTCTTGCCAATGCTGAAAAACTGTACCGTGAACAGTTTGGTCTTGATGATAGCCGTTTGTTTAAACCGGATGGGTCATTCCGCAGCCCTGAAGCTGAAGAAACATACAAGCAGCGCAAAGAGAAGTTTGACGCAGCTATTGGCCCAATGAGAGCGGCTATTGAGCGTCGTAATGCTAAAGCGGGGTTTGGTTCGGGAGTTGGTGGCGGCGGCAAAGGCTCTGGTGGCAGTGGTGGAGCGATTAGTCTAGAATCAATTCCGAAAGAAGGTTTCATTTACATCCCCCGTTCAGAACAAGAGTATAGGGCGTTGCCGCCAAATTCTCAATATAAAGATCCAAATGGGGCTGTCAGAACGAAACCAGACAGAAGTAATAACCCACCCGCTTAATGGGAGATTTTGATGGCTCAATGGTGGAACAATGACCCTGTTTATCAAGGTCAGTCCAACAATAATTGGTGGGAAAATGATCCAACTTTCAAAACACCTACCCCTCCTCGCCGTCCAGAGGAAGCACAGGTAGCTAGACCTCTAGAGGCTGAAGCCCCTTCATTTACTGAAGTAATGGCACAGCCTCCTGTTGCCTATGATCCAATGACGGGTATGCCTATTCCTGCTGCTCCAAGTGTGGAAAACAAACCTGACCTCACCACAATTCCCGGAGTCGCATACTATAGCGGTGCTGCAAACCTTGGTTCACAAGATCCTGCTGATGTTGCTGCACTGCAACGTTCCCTTGATGCTATTGCGAAGAGGGAAGCTGACCGCGCAAAAAACCCAACCAAGTTCAGTCAAGTTGAAAAGGAAAAAGGGTTTATTGCGGCTGTTAAAGAAGACCCTGCTGGTTTTGCCAAAGAGACTGGGCAGAACATGGTTGAAGGCATTGTTCCTATGGGGGCAGCTATTGCGGGGGGTTTGGCTGGTCCGGGCGGTGTTGCAGCTGCTGGCACACTTTCGTTTGGGGCGGATGCCTATGCTCGTGCATTGATTGATCAAACCCGCAAGCGCGGTGGTGATTTGGGTAATGCAGAGCAGTTCAACGCCATTTACATGAAGAATAAAGCCGAAATTGATGCGGCTGCGGCAAAAGAAGCTGGCATTTCGGCTGCTCAAGGTGCAATTTTTGGAATGATCCCCGGAGGTGGTGGTCTCAAAGGGATGCTTGGCCGTATTACTGTTGCGTATCCTTCCGTATCTGTTGCTGGGTCTGGCGCGAAGCGGATGGTCAACGATGAAGAGCCAGCGACCGGAGAAGAGATCCTTAAAGAATACGTCCAAGGTGTAGCGACTGGTTTGCCGTTCGAGGCTGCTGGTTTTATTCCAAGCGGCGGTGGAAAGCCAAAAGGCCCACCTTCAAACCGGTTGCTGGAAGGACCACAGGGCGGTGGTCGTGGACCAGAAGGCGGTAAGCCAACGGAAGGTGGGCCAGCAGGCGGTGGTGCAGCTGAGCAGCCACAGGCCCGTAACCAGACCGTCACCGAAGCCGAGATCCTCAAGGGCGGCAAGTTTGGTGCTGATGACATTGCTGTTATGAGTCCTCAAGAACGGGCTGCAACCGCTCGTGATCTTGCACAGCAGGGCATTAAGCCTGAGCCTCTGACCCCTGAAGAATACAACCAGATCTTCAAGCCTCGTACTACTGTTGAAGAGGCATTGGATGAAGCCAGCAAAAAGAACTTTGTGGATCGGAAGAAAAAAGAAACCCAAGATCGGATGACCCGCACAGAAAACGAAACAAAGAATGAGTTCTTTGCTGTCTTAAAAGGCGATGGTCTTTCGACACAGGAAATTGGGCAGCTCTCTTGGCCTGAAGTTACTGAACGTGTTCGTAACATCAGAAGCCGTAAAGCAGACAAACCAATCTCTCTTACCCCTGAAGAAAAGATCGAGCTTAACTTGCCTTTGACTAAGGCTGATCAAAAAGCCTTGGACAAAAAAACTCCGCCAACTACCCCACCGGTTGGTGTTGAGGGGCGGGGGCCGGAAACTCCCCCGGCCTCCGGTTCCCTTGAAGAGCAAGCTAATGCAACGACAACTGTTACGGGTGAGAAGCCAGCCACAGATCTTACCGCTCTAACGGAACAGATCCGTCGGCAAAAGGAAAATGAAGCTCGTGGGGGTCGCCCTATTGATGAAGCCATCAATGAGTTGCCAAAAGGCAAAGATGGCAATCCAGATCTAGGCGTTCTGCAATTAGAAATTAAAAAGCGGACCCCAAATGAGCCGGGCAATACCCCGTGGGAAAACCTTGATCCTCGGCAGCAAGATGACATTATCAAAGGGTTGCAGTCTCTCCGTCCCCCTGTCCCGACGGAAACTACTTCCCTGCCGGAAACACCAAGTGTTGAAGAGCCTACGGGCGGGACTAAGCCAATAACTGAAGAGCTACCTGTTGGTGGAGCAAAGCCTCCGGCTGCGGAAAAAGAAGTAACTTCACCACAAACACCAACTGGTGAAAAGCCTGTTGCCGAACCTGAAACCGCACCTGTTGAACATGCGTTTACGTTCAAGACCTCCAAAGGGTCTGAATATGAAATGACAACGGACGGCAAAACTGTCCGCAACAAAGCTGCTCGTCCTGAACATCCCGGCGATGAAGGTATCAAGCCTCAAAGTGAAAAGACGGTGTTCTTGGATCGTAATGCGGCCAATGCACTTGCACCGCCTGAAAACAAAAATTGGATTTTGTTGGACAATGGCAATGGCACGGTTAGCCTTGCCACCCAAAACGCAGACGGTCTATGGGGAATGTCTCCATCTCAAAAAGATGTGCCATATACGACTACCCCTGAGATCGGGAAGTATCCACTTGAGTTGTGGAAAGGCATCAAAAACGAAACTCTTGGCGCAACTGGGTTTAAAAACATCCACTTCGGCAATGAGATTGTTGCTGTAAGCCAGTATGCCGAAATGCCTGAGCAGCAGAAGCCGCAGGCCGCTAAAGAGGAAGCGCCACAGGAACAGGCTGCACCAAAGAAAGAAGTTGCTGCGCCGGAAGAAGCCACCGCACCTCCTGCTCCTCCTGTTAAGGAAGAGAAGCCAAAACCCAAGGAAGAAGAAAACGCCCCTCCTGTCACGCAGGAACGGCACAAGGTGGAATATGACTTCTTTGGGCCTAATGCCACCAAGATCGACAACATTGCAGGCATGGCCATTTCTGGGTTGGAGTATTCAGCTCTCAACGAAATTCCTGCTCCTGACTTTAAAGACTACAAAAACTTTAAATCTTTTTTGTCTGAAAAATCATCAAAATACCCAAAGTTAAAAAACTCAACAGATAAAGAGATTCAAGAAGGGATTGAGCTTGCTCTTGTTATCCTTGCTCGGAAAATTGTTCTTAATGATCCAAGTTTGCCCAATGGCTTGAAAGTAGATACGCCGCAGCAGAAATTTAATATTTTAAAAAGGTTGTATGATCGCCAGCCGAAGCTGACCGCTCGGACTAGCGAAAGCATTATGAACCAAGCGTATTCTACACCAATCCCGCTTGCCTATGTGGCGTCCCGTCTTGCTGGGGTGAACTGGGGTAAGAGCGTTCTTGAGCCTACGGCTGGCAACGGTGCGCTTGTCATTGAAGCCAACCCTAAGAATACGGTTGTTAACGAATTGCAGCGTGTGCGCCGCGACAGTCTTAAAGCTCTTGGGTTTGATCCGGTTGGGAAAGACGCATCAGAAAAAGATTTTGTGTCTGGCAACTTCAATGTTGTCATTGCCAATCCTCCATTTGGCCCTGTTAAAGGTAAGGATGGGGACAACAAGGTTTTTGATATGGGCTTCATTCAGCCCAACTATAAAACCAAAGAGATCGACCACGCTATCTCTTTGACATCTCTTGACCACATGGATGCCAATGGCAACGCCGTCTTGATCATTGGAAGCGTTCACCCAATGGCTGTAACAGACGAGGCTCGGTCAGAAGGTTTTAATAGCAAGGCAAAGCGAGAGTTCTTCAAGACACTGTATGACAATTACAATGTGACGGATCACTTCACCGTGGCCGGCAAACTGTATGAAAGACAGGGTGCGGCATGGCCTGTTGATGTCATCGTGATCAAGGGTAAAGGCAAATCAGCTTTGCCGCTTCCTGCCGTAAAGGTTCCACCACTCCTCACATCTTGGGAGCAGATCAAGGAGAAAATCCCAAATGAGTCCGAAGCAACAACTGTATCAGCACCTACTCAGCCAGTTTCAGAAACTGGAGGGGAAGGAATTACAGCAGGAGCAGAACCAAGTGGACAACCTGATGTTCAAGGGGGGAATCCTGTCAGGAAGCCCAAAACAAAAACCACTGGAAGTGTTCGTGGCGAACCTAACGCTGAACAATCTGGATCTGGGGTGGGCGTTGACACCGGAGAACCTGAAAAGGGCATTGAAGGGCCGAAATCCGAGCGATTCAATCAGCTCGCTACTCCCAAGCAACGAGAGATAGTCCACGAAGAAGAAACTGAAACACAGCTTCCTTACTCTCCAAAAGCTCGTCAGTCTGCTGGATTGGGGACACTTGCCCCCGCCAACATGAAATCATCTATGGAATATGCGCTGAATAACCTTGAGGATAAGCGCGGGGACATTGATGCGTATGTTGCTGACCGTTTGAAATACAAGCCAGAAGAATTGGCAAAATACTATTCTGGCGAACAGATCGACGCTCTTGCTCTGGCGATTGATAACCTTGAAAAAGGATCAGGCTTCATCATTGGGGACCAGACAGGCATCGGTAAAGGCCGCATCAATGCGGGCATCATTCGTTATGCCTTGGTCAACAAACTGACCCCTATCTTTGTCACTGAGAAAGACAATCTCTACAAGGATATGTGGCGTGATATGTCCAATGAAGAAGGGGTTGGTATCCCAAAATTCCTTGGCAGAGATCCAAATGTCTTGATTACAGATTTGGGCAAAACCATTGACTTAGATGAAGAGCTTGACGGAAAGAAGATCCGTTCTCCTGCGAACGTAGATGCTATCTACAATAGCTCCATTCAATCTGGCAAAATGCCAAACTACGATATGATTTTTACCACATATTCACAGATGCAGACTGTGAAAGGTGAATCCCCGCTGCGCCGCAAATTCTTGGAAAGCATGGCCAGCAACTCAATTCTTATTCTGGATGAGAGCCATAATGCGGGTGGCGGTGGAGCTGCAACTCGCGGCAAAGATAAGAATGAAGAGCTGAACAGGGCTGAGTTTGTCCGCGACATGACTCAAAAGTCGCAAGGGACATTCTTCTCATCTGCTACATTTGCCAAGCGTCCAGATGTTATGGATCTGTATGCAAAGACTGACATTGGCCTTGCGGTCGATGATATAAGCAAGTTGCCTGAACTGCTGGTCAGAGGTGGCGTTCCTCTGATGTCTGTATTGTCATCCATGTTGGCAAAGTCTGGGCAATACATGCGACGCGAACGGACATTCGCTGGAGTCAAATACGAAGCAAAATTGTTTCCTGTAGACAAAGATGTTTACAACGACTTCTCCAAGTCGATGATGAAGATTAATGAGTTTTCTCAACTTGTTAATAATGCCACAAAGGACATGAAAGACAGCCTCAAAGCACAGGCAGGGTCTGTCAGTAGCGATGGGTCAACTGGTGGTGCTGGCCTCGAATCGACAAACTTTACGTCGATCATGCACAACTTGATCAATCAGCTTCTGCTATCAATGAAGTCCAAGCCAGCTATCGAGGCAGCATTGAAAGCCATCAAAGACGGGCAAAAGCCTGTTTTGACTGTCTCCAACACAATGGAAACATTCTTAAAGACAACGGCTGAAGACCTTGGTTTATCCATTGGCGACACTGTTGAGCTGACATTTGGTGATTTGCTGCTTCGGTATCTTGATCGCACCCGCACATTGACTCTCAAGGAAGCGTTTTCCAAAAAGGGCGTAAAGGGCATCAAGCACTATATGACCGATGAGGAGCTTGGCCCTGCTGGTGTTGCGGCATACAAAAAAGCTCGCAACATGATTGAAGGCATTGATTTTGGTGATCTACCAATCTCTCCGATTGACTACATCAAATACAACATTGAGAAAAAAGGTTACAAGGTCGGTGAAATCACGGGCCGTCAAATGGTTCTGGATTATGGTGGAGAAGGAAGCGTTAACAAGCCTAGCGCACCATCTTTGGCAACTCGACCATCAGTTGCCACAACAGCAAGAGGCAAGAACAAGACTATTGCAGACTTCAATAATGGCACATTGGATGCCATCATTATCAATAAGTCTGGATCGACTGGCCTTTCCCTTCACGCAAAGAAGGGCTTCAAGGATGTGCGCCAGCGTCATATGATCATCGTTCAACCGAACGAAAACATTGACACGCACATGCAGACCCTTGGCCGCGTTCACCGCACAGGTCAGGTCATTGTCCCTGAATACACGCAGATGATTGCCGACATTCCGGCAGAGAAGCGTCCTGCTGCTGTCTTGGCTAAGAAGATGGCATCAATGAACGCCATTACGACATCTGCCCGTAAGAGTGCATTGACTGCTGAGAATGTTCCAGACTTTATTAATGAGTATGGGGACAAGGTTGCAGCTCAATTCCTGCGGGACAATCCGGACTTGCAGGACATACTTGGCATTGATCTTGGTGACAAAACCAAAAACATTGAAGATTTGATGCGCCGTTTGACTGGCCGTATTCCGTTGCTGGAGATTGAAGAGCAAACGGAAATCTATGAAATTCTTGAGGCTCGGTATGCTGATTTTATACAACAACTTGAGCTTTCCGGCGGTAATGCCCTTGAAACAAAGCGTTTGGATCTTGATGCCAAGCTGATTGAGAGTGCTGTTGCTCGTGAAGCAACCGGAGACAGCCCGTTTACGGCTGCTGTGATGTATGGCCTTTACGATATTAAGCGCATGGGCAAGCCAATTACAGCCCGTGACGCGATTGATTATGTCCTTGCTGCTCAAAAATACAAAGAAGAAACAAGCGATATAGACACGGTTGATGATGCTACCGCGCTTACTAAGCTGCAACAGATGTTTAAGTCGCGGCATAGAGAGATGGTTCAAGCCGCAAAGACCGAGTTTAATGACTATGAAAGAAAGGTTATTGCATCCACAGAGGGAAAAGAGCGGCAGGCAAAGCAAGGAGAAAAGCTAACAATCCTCCGTCGGTCTTTTGACCAATTATCTCTGATGCTTGTCCCCGGTCAGCGCATAAGGGTTACGTTGCCATCTGGTGAAACAGGCCAATCCCTTGTTATCAATGTTGGTCGATCCGGCAAATCCAATAACCCACTTGTCCCTAGCGATTGGCGTGTGACATTGGCGTTCCCATCAGGAACCCCAATTATCACAGTCCCATTTAGCCAAATTCAGGTGGGTGGTGATTTTGGGGAAAAGCTAGTTATTGATGATTTGTATGGTCAAGACTCTGCAAAATCGTTTGCCGATACGTTCAATCAGCTTGCAGCAGCTGGTGCGCGTGAAAAGCGCGTTATTATCACAGGCAACATTCTGGCTGGGTTTGACATTGCCAATGGTGAAGGGCAGATCATTAATTTCACCAAGGACGATGGGAAGATTGAGCAGGGAATTTTGCTAAGAAGCAAGATCAGAACCTTGGCCGATGCGACCAAAGGGACAAAGGAAAAGATCAAAACTGTTGAAGATCTTAAATCTGCTGTTTCTGCCGCTCCGAAACAGACATTGTTGAGCAACGATGCAGCTGGGGTCATCATCAAAAAAGAAGGTGGCTACTACACGATCAGTGTTCCAAATTCCAAATCCAAGGCTGGGAAATATATTCTTGACCAGCAGCTGATTGAGTTGATTGGTGGTGGAGGACTTCATTCGGCTGGTTCGCGTATGCAAGCTAAATGGTTGCGTGTTGTTGATCCTAAGACCGATAAGATCCTTGAACGTATCCTTGCGATTGGTGCTTCGTTCGATAAGCAAATCGACCTGACACCAACATCATACTCGGTATTACGTCCTGCTCTGAAAACCGAAACAGCCCATGTGGTTCCTGAAGCCTACAAAGAGTTTGAAGGTATCATCAAGCGGACACTGGGTGAGAAGGCCCGTGTTGAGTTTGTGGAGCAGATCAAAGTCACCGACTCACAGGCGGCAATGGATTCCGGTGGTGAGCTTGATGATTATGCTTCCGGTTCGCATGATCGACTGACCAATATGATCTATCTGGCGACAAGCCTTGAGAAAGGCGCATCGCTTCCTGACGCGACATACCATGAAGCATGGCACTCGCTTGAAGACAAGCTGACACCAGCAGAGCGCAAGGCAATCGCTGACGCTCGGCCAGAGAACAATCGCCTTGTTGCTCAGTATTACGGTGTGCCTGTCGAAAAGATCGAAGCTCTGTCTACTTCAGAGCAAGATGCTTATGCGATGGGCATGTTTGGCGCCAAGGCTGATGATCAGATCCGCAATGTTGCAATGGGCCGCGCTTCCTACGAAGTGTTCGGCAAAGTCTGGCTGACCTACCGTCGGTTCCGCAATGTCGTGAACAAACTGTTCGGCAAGAAGAGCATGGACTCGATCTTCAATGATTTCTATGTCGGCGGCATGTCTGATCGTTTGGAGATGGAAGCCGATGTTATGGCCGATAAGATGGGGGTCAAGACATCGGATCTTGCTTACATGGCATTGCGTCAAAAGCGCAAAGGTCCACCAACCCCTCAAAGTTACGAGGTCCACGATGATACTCTTACAAATGAATTGATGTATGGCTTCGTTGATAAGTACAACGACATCTCCATGATCCAACGTGCCATTGAGAAGGCTCGTGGCTCTAAGCTGCCTGAGACAATGGACGTTGAAATGTCTATTGGCCTGTTCAACAATCGGGTTATCGCTCGGCAGGAAAAGGTCTGGGATAAAGAGCTTCAGCCGTTGCTGGATGAAATGGCGAAACTGAAGATCGAAGAAGCTGATCTTGTTGAATTCCTGTATGCTCGTCACGCTCCAGAGCGTAATGCCAAGATGGCCAAAAGAGATCCTAAACGGTTCCCTCATGGCGGGTCAGGCATGGAGAATGATGATGCGCAGGACATCGAGGATGCTTTTAAAAATAAGGGTATTTATGATACCTTAGTTAGACTTGATGAAAAGTTCGTTCGCCCGATAATTAAGGCTGACCTTGATGAGCGTCTTGCGGCAGGACTTCTGACACAGGATCAATACGACGAATATACAAAACCTTACGACGAAGGTGGGTATGATTTCTATGTTCCGTTGCGAGGCTATGCCGAACAGGATGCAGATGCAGAAGTAAATTCCCGTAGTCTTGGCCGTGGGTTTGGGTTCAGCGTATCAGGCAAGGAATATAAGGCGTCTATGGGCCGCAAAAGCAGAGCCTATAATCCATTCCAGAACCTGATCCAACAGCGCATGGACGGTATTGTTCGTCAGGAGAAGAACAGGGTAGACCGCGCTCTTTATCTTCTGGTCAAGAGCAATCCAAACCCAGACTTTGCGGAGATTCTCGACAGCAAGAACATGCCGATGGTCAAATACCTTTCGGCAGATGGGACCGTTCGTCAGCGTCCTGATACCAGCATCTATCGGGATGAGATGACCATTCCGTTCAAGATCAGTGGTGAAAGCCGTTACATTGTATTCAACGACGAGAACCCTTCAATGGTTCGTTTGGTTCGCTCGTTGAAGAACCTTCCAAATGATTCGCCATCAAAGCTGGCCAAATTCACGTTTGAGATTGGCCGCTTCATGTCGAAGATCAATACGGCATGGGTTCCAGACTTCTTCTTAACCAACTTCCCACGCGACGTTCAGGATGCGATGATTGCCCTATATGGGACAAAGGAAGGGTTCGCCACCAACTTCATGACTGAACTGGCTGGCGCAGGGAAGATCATTGCCAAGGCCGAAACCGTTGGCGGTTTAAGCTCGCAAGACAAAGCTCTCTATGATGAGTGGGTCTTGAGCGGTGGCCGCATGGAATATGGCGGCTTTGAAAACTTGGAAAAGGTTCAGAGCAAGATCAGCCGTGAAATGTTCAAAGCCTTCTACGACAAAAAGACCACTAATCAGAAACTCATGCACGGCATGATGGAGTCTGGTCGGCTGACCATCGCAGCTTTGGAAAAGACAAACCAGATCTTTGAAAGCACCGTTCGCTTTGCCGTCTATCTCGCGGCTCGTAAGGGCGGTTACACCCAAGGCAAGGCTGCTGATTTGTCTCTAAATGCCACTGTGAACTTCCAGAAGAAGGGCGCATGGATGCCGGGCCTTAACGCTATGAAGCCGTTCTTGTCGGCCAGTGTTGGAGGTATCCGCAACTTCGCTCGGTTCTTGATGTCCAAGCGGTTCCGTCGCGCTCTGTATGGCATAATCTTCATGGCCTTCCTGACTGGTCTGCTTGGCGTTTGGATGAACGATGATGACAAGAATGAACCCGGAAAGAACACCTACTACACTCAGGTGAGAGGCTGGGAACGCTCAAGGAACGTCATTATCCCAATCAAAAACAAAGATGGCAGCTTCTACAAGTTTGATTTGGGCTTCCTTATCAAGTCGGCTTGGAACATCGGCGATAACATGGCGGCTGTGGCAACTGGCAATATGACGGCAGAAGACGCTGCTGTTAATATCGCTACAAGCGCGGTTGATTCCTTCAACCCTGCAAGCCAAGGTTCATTCTGGTCGGCAATTTTGCCTTGGTTTGCGCTTCCTGTTGTTCAGCTTGCGGTGAACAGGGATTCTTTTGGGAACCGTATCCACCCAGAGCCGGGGACAAAGAACGCTGAGAAGCCAGCATCCGAGCAATATTCCAGCAAAACTCCAAACTGGACTGTTGATCTTGCAAGTTTCTTAAACCGGATGACGGGCGGCGATGAGTTTGAGAAGGGCAAGATTGATCTTTATCCCGGAACCATCGACTACTGGGCAAAGAGCATTGCTGGTCAGACGGGACAGTTTGTTCAAAGGACGTATAAATCCATTGAGGATGGGCTTGAAGGCATCCCAACTCCATTGGAAGAGTCTCCATTGTTCCGTCGGCTTGTGACAAAGACAGCTGGCATCAATGAAGGTGCTTACTACGACAAGCGCAAAGAGGTGTTTGCCAAAGAGCAGCTGCTTAACGACGCATGGGAAGAAGCCAAATCGTCAGGTAGCCCAGCAGCTGAACGCAAGGTTGATAAACTTACGGATGAGCTTGGGATTAGGACTAAGGGTGACAATCTGGTTCGCAAGAATAGTTTGCCAGACATGATCCGCAAGAATGACAAGATCCTTAACGATTACCGTGATGAGATTGTGATGATTAAGGGAGATGATAAGTTGTCCCCCTTGAACAAGAAGAAGCAGATCACCGAGATTGAAGGCATGATGAGAGAGTATATGGATGAAACTCGCTCTTACATCAACTCTATGAAAGATCCAGAGAAGTCTCCGCTTCAGAAGCTAAAAGAAGCAGCAGGAAGATAAAAGAAAACCCCCGCCGAGCAATTCAGCGGGGGTTCTCATGCGCATATAGGCTTACGCCTTGGGCGGCTTATAGCTCACAAAGGCTGTAAATGTAAACAGGGCGCCCACGTTTTGCCGTTCTTGGAGCTTTTCGAGTGGCAAGGTTGCGGTCGCACATTTGTTTCAGCCTCTTAACCATGATCTGTCGATCATAGCCATTCATCGTCAGTGCTGCCTCGGACGCGGTGAAAGAACCAAGTCCAAAGGCATCATAGAGAGCCAGATAGTCTCTAACATTCGGTGTGGTGGGTCCGAGATCCAGAGCCTTACGAACGATTGTTAGGTCCAGCAGTTGCATTTTTAACGATACCCTTATTCTCTTGTTCGATCAGATGACGAGTGTTTGACTTCGAACCGTCGTAGATGACGATTGTGCAGCCTGAGAGGAGGGTGGTAGCGGCTCCAAGAATGGCACAGGCATAATAATTGGCTTTATGTCTTGTGTGCGCCATGACTCGAATTCCTTTGTCCTGCTGTTCACAACCAGCCATTCAAGCGGGAGAGCTGTCCCGTGGTTGATGACGATGATTGCTTTACCTTCTCCGTTTGGGGTTTTGACGTTGATGCTTGGGTTAAGCTGTAACATTCTGGACCTCGTTTAATTTCGCTTCGACTTCCGCAGTGAACGCATCGTTTGTCCGGCTTGGCATATTGACGAGCTGCGCTGCGATAGCTTGGTAGGCCGCAGAGTCCACCCAAGAGTCATGGTTGCTAGGATCATGGGCCAATCGAGCCTGTTTGACTGCCGACAGAACAAGGGCCACATCAAAGGCTGTAATGTTCTTGTTGGTGGTCACACTGGCTATGATGGATGCGCGGGTAAAATTGGTTTTAAGATCCCCGTAATCCTTGCCCCGACCATTGATTGTCTGCTGTGCTGTTGTCAAAACGTCTTGAGTATTCATTGATCCTGTTCCCTTCTTAGAACGACTTGTCCATTCATTTTCCGTTTCCACTTGCTGTTTCTCCCAGCTGGAAGCGGCGTCCGTGACTGTTTTAATCCAAGAGTATTCACCTTCTGGCGTTTGGCTTTCGCCGCCGTCTGGTGGTCCACCTTCGTCTTTTCCGTTGCGCATCCTAGACACGTTAACCTCACATTATCTTCAGTATCAGTCCCACCTAGTTCCAGAGCGCGGACATGCTCAAAGATGAATTTGCCCGCGCTGAGCTTGGCTTCGCACATCATGCACTTGCCATGCTCTCTCTCCCATATCGCCAGTTTTGTTCTTGGCGATAATCTCCCGCGTTTGGTTGTCCCAACATCCTCTATTTCCATTGGGACAAGTCCTTTTGCTCCATTCCGTATCCCTCGCCATGCCCAAGATTAACAATGTTCTCTAGCTTGTAGAGATGGTCAGCTGTGGCATAGCCAATGAACGAAACCTCATTGCCGTCGATGACCCCCAACACAAAAATATCAATGTCTGGGTTCACCTTCTTTGTTGCAAGAAGCCTGCCGTTTTTGTGTCGCGTGGATTTTATGTCGATCCGTTTATCCTTCAGGACACAATCAAAACTGTGCTTGCGAGGGGATGCCTCTGGATTGAAGAAAATGTTCCAGTGCTTGCAAAACGCCATTTCTGCAATTACGCCATCTTCATCTGTCTCAAGGCTTGTGCCTATACCAGCATCCTTTACGCTTGCAGAGCGGGCAGAGAGCGTCCTCAAATTCCCAAGCAATTTGCAAACGATCATTTCTGAAGGGGTTAGTGCAACTGTAATCATTGCAGCTGAAACCCCTTGGCTTGAGCCACCATCTTACGCAAAGCCTGAGCCATTGACGTAATCACGACCGAATGTTTGTCAGGTGGGATCGTCATCGAGATCTGCGATGCCATCATAATTAGCAAAGCCTCTGTGATAACTACTTCTCGAAATCCCTGTGCCGCTGTGTTGAGTGCCACCGTCAACTCAATCAGCTGCTTCTGTTCTTCATCTTCCATTAAAAATTACTCCAGTTGTTCCACACAATTTTTGCCAGCACCGCCACGCCAAGCCATAAGACAATGAACAGCGGCGTTACCATCAAGATTGTCCACACATCAAGTTCTGTCATTTGATCAGCACCGATATTTTCATGTTGTAATACAATTCAGCAGCCTTCTTCCGCAGGCGATAGGCCGCATCCTTGTCCGTGCCTGATGACTTCAGCTCCTCGATCACCTCTACGCCGTCCTTTTTGTAACGAAAGTCTGCCGTATAGGTGCAGAACAGGGCTTCCTTGGCGCCATCCTTGCTTTTCAGAAACACCGGAAACTTAGGCTGTAATTCAAGATCCGATATGATGTTGGCCCGAACCCCGATCTTCAGCTCGGCGTATCTCGTCATCTCTTTCTTTGATGCAAAGACAATGCCGTCCAAGGTTCGAAGCTCAGGCGCAACAACAGCAAAGCGATTACGCATTGCCATCAACTGCCATTGCCGAAAGGATCAGCCGCTTTTCATAGTCCACAAGATTGTCAAACACATGCGGCGCAAGGGCGACAGTTTCGTTCAGCCAGATATGAGTGCCATCGAATGAGGCATAAACCCCATCGCCCAAGTATGCGTCAAATTTTTTCATATCGTCCATTTCTCTCTCCTTCGCGGATTTCCGTTTGCTCTTAAATCCGGTCATGCTGGTATCTCGATCTCTTCAGGGTCAATCGGGCGTGGCATCCATTTAATCGGCTTCATGTCGCTCAGGATCTTGTCCACTTCACCCCAGCTCAACTGCCATGCACCTTCTTCTTCGTCATACCATCCCTCTTGAATGGACCCCGAAAATCTGGTCAACCTAAAGAACAGCAGGATCTCTGTTCCATCTTTCGGAGCGGTGTCCATAGGACGCCATACCATTTCGAGAGCTTCCCACGCCTCTCTGTGAAGCGAGTCACCATCGAACGAATGGGCGGACTTCAGTCTGTCAATCAAATTCATTTTTTTTCCTCCATCACGAAAAGGGACTTGATTTAAGATTTTAAATAGCATAAATAAAAAAACATCGCAACCCCGCGATATGAAATAAATCGGAGAAACCACATGGCTACTACCCAATTTATGAATGTTAAAGATGTTAGCGTAGAATTGCATGAGATGCCCAATCTTGGACGCACAGCCCTTCACATCCTGATCGACACCATTCCCCACGCTGGCGTGACGATGCACGAAGAGGTTGTGATTATGTGGAATGGACCCAAAGAAACACTGCTTGAAAAGCTCGGCATGGACGCCTCACGGGTGAGCCGTGACGGGTGACTTCATCCTTGGGTTCGTCGGCGGGTTCTTCACGGGGCCAGCCCTTTATATCATTTACCTTGTATATGAAGCACATTTTGGAGAGTGACATGCAACTTGGTCTAACAAAGGAACAGCAAGAGTTCCGTATGAATGTGATTGGCGGATCAGAGGCCAACATCTTGATGGGCGGTGATGATGTTAAAGTCCTCCATCTCTGGCGGCAAAAGATTGGCGAAGTGCCAGCAGATGATCTTAGCGATGTCCTGCCTGTGCAGATGGGCCTGTTTACTGAGCCTCTCAACCGCCATTGGTATGAGAAGCAAACGGGACATAAGCTAACAAGCATCAACGAAACCCGCATCTCCATCGACCACCCATTCATGGGATGCACACTTGATGGCATCACCTATGGTGGCAAGGCGGTGTGGGACGCAAAGCATGTGTCGGCTTTTGCCAAGTCAGAGGAAGTGGCTGGTCGATATAAACCACAGATGACACACAACATGATCTGTTGCGGTTTGAAGCAGTCTGTCCTGTCGATATTCTATGGCAACCATAAGTGGGAAGAGATAGATATAGACTGGGATCAAGAATACGCAGATCTCCTTCTTGCGGTCGAGGAAGAATTCTGGCGGTGTGTGCAGCAGAAGATCATGCCCGTGATTGTCGCCCCAACATATACAGGCCCAGTCACCAAGACCGTCGATATGACAGGCAACAACGCATGGGCAAATGCCGCAGATGAATTCCTAAAGACCCAGCCTCAAGCCAAGAAGCATGATGCGTCAAAGAAGGTGATTAAGGAATTGATCGCAGTTGATGTGAAAGAGGCTTATGGCCACGGGATCGTCGCATCGAAGAGCGCAACAGGCGCAGTAACAATCAAAGGTGCAAAATGAATACGTCAGAAACAATCAACGAGATCGCTGCCGCTCTGTCGAAGGCGCAAGGCGAAGTAAAAAACCCATTGTTCAATCGGGTAAACCCACACTTCAAATCCAAGTATGCCGACCTTGGCGAAGTGCTGAGTGTGGTGCGCCCGTCCCTGTCAAAGCATGGCATTGCGCTTATGCAGATGACAGGTTTTGGAGACAACGGAATTGTCCTACACACTCGCTTGACACATTCCAGCGGCCAATGGATTGAAAGCACATACCCCGTTAGCAATCTTGGAACCCATCAAGCAATGGGCGCAGCCTTGACCTATGCCAAGCGGCAAGCTCTGTCTGCCATTGTTGGTGTGGCTGGTGAAGATGATACCGATGGCGAGGATGCCAAGGAATCGGTCGAAGGTGTAAAGCCACAGGCAAAGAAGCCAGTCAACAAAGCTCCGCAAGCGTTGACGCCCGACAAAAGCGCAGCGGCTCTTGCTGACATGATGGCTGATCTGATCACTGTCGATAGCAAGATCGGCTTGCAACAATGGGCATCGAAGTGGCGGGAGATCAAAGCAACTTTGACACCGACCGACTCTGGCCTGATCACCGAGGCTTTCTACAAAGTCCAAGCTGAGATCAACGATGCCGTGAATTCGGCTGCACTTGAGGGGAGTGCTGCCTGATGAGCGGGGGCGAGATGGTAATGAGACGAAGTGGGGACAGGCTTTTGCCAGTCACAGAGCGGGATCGTGAAATCTTGCTTGAGATACCAGATGGCATTGACCTGTTTGTCAAAGCATCTCGCCCCCGAAGCCCCCGACAACACAGATTGTTCATGGCCCTGTTGCAGCTGGTGGTCGATAACCATCCGCACTACACAAGGCCAGAGCAGCTTCTCGAATGGCTGAAAGTCAGGCTTGGCTATGTTGATGAGACCGTCTGGCATGACGGGAAGGTCTGGTTCAAGACACAATCAATTAGTTTTGCCTCGATGGGTCAGGACAAGTTCAGACAGTTCTTCACTCTTTCAGTCGATGCGATCACACAGGAAGTCATTCCCGAATTGGATATGGACGCCCTATTGGACCAAGTGTCCGAGATGATGGGCGAGAATGTGAGGAAGTATGTTAATGCAAATTCCGTGGACGCAAGCAGAGATCGACAAGGCAGTCGCATTGGTGAAGGCGGGGTCAACCGCAGCACAGATAGCGGCGGCTCTGGAAAATAGGACGCGCAACGCCGTGATCGGGTTGCTTCATCGGAGAAAAGTGCAGATGTCTATCATGCGCCCGAAGCCCTACCCAACCAAGACGCCGCCAAAGCCGAGGAAGCCTTCACCTCCGCAATTACCTCAAACCACAAAAACCTATGAAAGCTTTGATGAAAAGAGTTTTATCCCGACGAAGGTCGAGGGCGTCCCGTATGGGAAGATCCACATCCTCGATGCACACAGAAGCCAGTGCCGTTGGATCGAGGGCGACAGAAGTTTTTACATTTGCGGAGAGCCAACAGTCAACCAAACCAGCTGGTGTGGATGCCATTACAAAAGAGTTTTCACACCATCAGCAGTGGCGAAAGCACTTTCTATCGCAGCTAAGGAAAAGAAAATCGCTGAAAGATGGAACCGCTTCTAACAACCAACCAAAGGAAACCACAATGAAAACTTTCGATCTTGAAACTATCGCCTATATCTTTGGCTATGCAGCTGAAGCCATGTTTATGATGGCGGCTCTTGAGAAGGCTGCATCAATCAAGCCATCAAAGAAAGCCAAACCAACTTCCGAGAAAATGTGCAAAAATGGGGGCCGACCAAAAGGCGCGAAGAATTGGACGCAGGCCGAGACGGATACTGTCTTGAAGATGCACAATGATCTTCATAATATCCCTGACATATCGATGGCTGTGGGTCGCAATAATCGGTCCGTTCGTTCCAAACTTGGCAAATTGCTTAGGGCTGGTGCGGCTTAATGGCTCGGATACGAACCATCAAGCCCGACTATTGGACGAGCAATCAGGTGATGGACTGCTCGCCTCTTACCCGTCTCTTGTTCATCGGAATATGGAATTTCTGCGATGACAAAGGGCGGATGACCGTCACCCCCAAAAAACTGAAGGCTCTCATTTTCCCTAGCGATGTGATGGCCCTTGGTGACATTCGTCGAATGATCGACGAGTTATCGGACACTAATCTTGTCACCCTGTATACCATTGAAGATGTTGAATATTTACAGGTTAACGGGTGGTATCATCAGAAGATTGATCGACCCAATATCTCCCGCCTTCCAAACCCTGACGGAACGCTCGACGATCATTCGACGAAAGGTAGCGAGCAATCACCCCCGGAAGGGAAGGGAAGGGAAGGGAAGGTAGTAAGTAAGGACCATCAAAGGGAAGAATCTTAGTTAGTAGAGAGAGTAGGAAAACCACATGGCGTATCATGAGCTACGGGACTACCAAGAGGCAGGGATAGCAAATCTGCGGACTGCTCTTGCTGAAGGCCATAGTCGGATCATGTTTCAGTTGCCGACGGGTGCTGGCAAGACAGCGACAGCGGCATCCATCATTCGATCAGCTATCGGCAAGGGCAAGACCGTGATCTTTACGGTTCCCGCACTAAGCCTGATTAACCAAACTATCGAGAGCTTTCGCGGTGATGATATTTACGACATCGGTGTGATGCAGGGCAATCATGAGATGACTGACGGTGACCAGCCTGTGCAGATTTGCTCGGTGCAGACGCTAACACGCAGAAAGATACCCAAGGCTGATCTTGTGATCGTTGACGAAGCTCATGTCGTGTTCAAGCTATACGAGCAATGGTTTAACGATCCTGAGTGGGCAAATGTCCCCATCATTGGCCTAAGCGCAACACCGTGGACCAAGGGATTGGGCAAACTGTATTCTAAGCTGGTGATCGGCACGACCACGCAGGAGTTGATCGACAAGGAGATCCTGTCACCGTTTCGTGCGTTTGCCCCATCTCACGTTGACTTGAGCAATGTCAAAACTGTTGCTGGTGATTACGATCTTGAAGAACTTGGCAATGCGATGGACAAGCCTAAGCTGGTTGCCGATATTGTCGAGACATGGATAACCAAGGCAGAATACCGCCCGACGCTGGTCTATGCGGTCAATCGCGCCCATGCTGCAAACATTGCGGATGCGTTTAACAAGGCTGGCATACCCTGTGGATACATGGATGGAACCACACCCATCGAAGATCGGGACGCCATGTGTGATCGGTTCAGGCGCGGTGAACTGCGGATCATTGCCAATGTCGGTGTGCTGACCACTGGGGTTGATCTGCCGTTCGTTGCCTGTCTGGTGCTGGCGCGACCGACGAAGAGCGAGATGCTCTATGTGCAGATCATGGGCCGAGGCTTGCGCAGGGCAGAAGGCAAGACCGATTGCATGATCCTTGATCATTCCGATACGACCCTGCGTCTGGGTTTCGTGACTGACATCCATCACACCAAGCTGAACAATGGCAAGAAGGATGAGGCCAGCAAGGGCAAGGAACGCGATGAACCATTGCCGAAGGAATGTCCTAGCTGCACATTCCTGAAGATGGCTAAGTTGAAGGCTTGCCCAAACTGCGGGTTTGAACCGAAAGCCCCATCAAATGTGTTCAACGTCGAGGGAACTCTTGCCGAAGTGAATGGCAAGGGGAAGAAAAAAACCTACGAAGGCACACTCACCCCGCACGATGAGCAGGAAAAGTATTACCGCGAGTTAAAGGGCATCGCCAAAAAGAAGGGATACAAAAGCGGCTGGGCATACCATCAATTCAAAGATCGGTTTAAGATTTCTCCCAGCGATCATTTTATCCAGACCCCGTTGGAACCATCGTTGCAGACGATCAATTACGTCAAACATGCGTGGATCAAGCGCAGCAAGGCTCAAGCAAAGGCAGCGGGCGCATGGGGACGGTAGAAGCAGCGCAGGGGAAGTGGCTCGGCCTTCTCACCCACTTTGGCATCGACAGCAAATACCTGATCAAGCGGCATGGGCCATGCCCAATGTGCGGAGGCAAGGATCGGTTTTTATGGGACAACAAACACAATCTTGGAACATTCCTTTGCAATCATTGCGGAGCTGGCACAGGCTTCACCCTGCTATGCAAGTTCAAAGGATGGACAATGGCCGAAGCCATGAAGCACGTTGAAAAGATCGTCGGAGGAATTGATAGGAAGATGATCGACCACAAAGAACCATCAGACCAGCAGCGCAGAGAGGCCATGAATAAGACATGGACGGGCGCACAGGCCGTTCAAGATGGCGATCCAGTATCAGCCTACCTGAAAGCAAGAACAGGCCGCCATTGGGCTTCTAATGCGATCCGATACCATGCCCAGCTATGGCATCCAGAAGAGAAGCGCAGTCTTGCGGGTATGGTCGCCAAGGTGACTGACCCAGACAACAGGCCAGTGTCGATCCATCGAACCTATCTTGAACCCGACGGGACCAAGGCCAAGGTGGCAAAAGGCAAGATGGTGATGAGCAGCACGATCCCAGATGGATCAGCGATCAGGCTCATGCCTTACACCGAGACATTGGGGGTCACAGAGGGGATCGAGACGGCATTTTCGGCAAGCGCGATCTTTGATGTGCCTGTTTGGGCGACAATCTCGGCTTCGATCATGGTCAAATGGAAGCCGCCAGCACCCATTCGGCATGTGATAATCTTTGGTGACAATGATCAAAACTTCGTTGGGCAGCTATCCGCATACCGCTTGGCCTATACTCTGGCGCGGGAACACCCCAAGGAATTTTCGATCACAGTCTGCATCCCCAGCGTAGGTGGTGCAGATTGGAATGATGTGCTTGGCTTAAACGGCCTCGACATGGCTCGTAAAGAGGCATATATTGCACACCCAAGAGCATTTCGCATCGCTCCGGCTTGATGTGGAAAGCAAAAACCCCCGCGAGTTTGTGGTGATCTCGCGGGGGTTTGATTATTTAGCCAATCCTCTAAGGGCATGTTTAAGCCATTTCGGGATGGGTATTGACCCTTTCAGCCAGCGATAGACGGTCTTTGGTGTCACGCCGAGCGTTGCGGCAAAGGTGACACCATTGTGCTGGTGGTCGATCAACCACTGTTTCAATTCATCAGCCGTCATGCTGCGTCATTTTCATCAAATGGCGTGTAAAGGTGAGAGAGATAATCGGGCAGATTGTCTAGCTGGTCATAGCCATAGCAATCGTCAGACCCATCATTCCAGCAGCCGATGAAGTTGTAAGCCTCATCAACGTATTCTGCTATGATGTTGAAGCCCTCTTCTCTCATGAACCAGTAGAACTCGATAGGTGGCGACCAAGCCGTCTCAAATTGCAAATGCAACAATTCGCCAGCTTCATCATCTTGCAACGGCACACACCGCACGGCATCCCATTTTGTCCCCCAATGCTTAACGCACCAATCATACCAGCCGCCATCTGAAATCAACTCGGTAGGGCATGGCAGATAGTGCGAGAAAAGACGGTCTGAATTTTCCGTGTCAGAAGCGCATTTTTCATAAATAGCCTTGAATTCCGCATGTTTAATGGGGTCTTCATGGTAAATGTTGACGTAGTTTGTCACCCAATTAGGCATTGTGGCTCTCCTTAGTTTAAGCGTTCGATGATAGGATTGTTGCTAACCAAGACTGCGCCGAGGCGTCTGCTTTGGCCAATCATGTGTAGGGCTAATCGCATAGCTTGAACCAGATCGGCTCCCATGCCTCCACTGAAGCCATAGTCATCAGATATTTCGATACGGTCCAATGAGTAGACGGCTCCGGCCCGTTTTGCAGCCTCAAATGATGAATAATTTTCAGCATCGTAAATTTCTATGTGTCTCGACATTGTGGTTTTCCTTGTCTGCTATGGGGATTGTAATAACGAATTTTCTCAGGCTCAGGCGCGGCATCATCTGATTTGATCTCGCGCATGAATTTGATGTTTGCCCTGCCAATCTCACGATGGATGGCGCGAAAGTGGGGAGCGAGTGTTTCCACCCGACCCCCGTCTTTGAGGTAAACGAGATACCATTTCATCAGCCAAACACGCAGATGATAAAAAGCATCAGGCTTGACCAGATCACGAACCCAGCGCAGTTTGCGAGGTCGATCAGCAGATCCTCAAAATATTGGCTCATGCTTTCAATCCGTCTAAAATGCCTTCTAGTTCCGCCGTCCAAGCCTCATCAAGAATTTTGTCAATTTCTGCCATGTCTTCCAAATCTTTCGCATAAGCAGCTTTGGAGAGAGGCATGTCTTTATCATCCAAATCTTTGCTCCATTCTTCGAGCTTCAATCTGGCGCGATAAAACGCATGTTGGATTGTTAGCTTTTGCATCGACGTTAACTTCACATCAAAATCCATTGTGGTTTTCCTTTCGTTTACTGATGGCCTCATCAGACCCCGACTAACGGGATGACTGGGGATTGCTCCCCAGTTTCGGCCTATTCGTATGTTGGCTTTCGATCTGGCCAGTGTCGAGGATAGCCCTCAAACACCACCGCAACGTATCGGCCTTCACTTAACACGCTGTTAATATCGGGCTTGCCCTCATTGAGCGCATCGCATGTTTTTTCTAGGTCATAGGCATATTGCTCGGCAGCGTCTCTGGTGATGAACCCTTGGACCAGATTGGCATGATCATCAGCAGGGATACCGCACCCGTAATACCAGCCCCCTTCTTCGGGGCCACCATACGCACGATCCGCTAGGCATATTGCGACGGTAAACATGCGATCCCCCTTATGCAGCCTGATCGGCCTGATCTGGTTGCGCTTTGGGAGCCTTGGCCCATTCGGTATCAGGAAATGGTCGATCTCCCCTGATCGGCATGATCACGCCAAACCAGTCGTAGATGTTTCCGCCATTCAGGTTGACTACCGCAGGATCCAGACCATTGTAGTGGACTGTGATCGACGGCTTGCTATCATCAGAGACTATTTTGACGGCTTTCACAAAATCCAGCAGATAGGCTGGGTTGTATTGCGCGACCTCATTCGACCAGCCCTTCGGGATCACCCGTGTGTAGTCTGGGAATGTCCCATCGACTAGCTTATCGACAAATACGTCACCAGCGTAGCGGATCGTGATCGTGTCGCCCTCGATGGACAGTGCAGCATCATCGTTGCCGTTCATTTTGCGTTTGGCGATCTTGATACGGTCGATCAGGCGCAGCGGGATGATGAACCCGTTTAATGGATATTCATCGCCCTCTTCGATTTTGTGTCGGGCAACGATCATGCGATGACCATCGGTCGCACACATGACAACATGCTCGCCTTGTGCTTTGACATGCACACCTTGCAGATAATACCGAGTTTCCTCAGTGCTGGCGGCAAAGCGAACGGCTTTTAGTAATTTCATATCCAGTAGCATTGTGGTTTTCCTCTCGTTTTGGCGACATTGCCACGCGAGGCCCAAGCCTGTCGGGCCTCTGATTGCAATGTTTATGAGAAGCGAAATGCAACTTCTGCAATGGCCGCTTGCATCGCCATCTCAACATGGTCCGATGGGCTAAAATCATTCCATTCGGTCAGTTTTGAAAGCGCATCGTTAAAGGTTTTGTCGGCAACCAAAATTGCTTCGCAGCGTTCAAATGGGTGAACGTCCTGAATGATAGCAATCAATTCAGCGGATGGTTTGTGCTTGGTCATGGTGGTTTTTCCTTTCCAGTTTGGCGACATTGCCACGGGAAGGCAGGGATGGCCCTGCCTTCGAATTGCAATGTTATCTGCTGGCCTCATTCTGCTCGATCTGCTTGGCGATGGTGTTGTTCAGAACCATCATCGCCGTGTAGGCTGCGATACGATCATCTGGGTCCAGTCTGTTAATGACGTCGAAGGCAAAGGCTCGCGCAGCCTCGACCGTCTCGCGCTCCGCAAACAGATCACAGCGAAGGTAGTGTGCGATTTCTTTGTTGGTCATGATGCTCTCCGTTTCAAGACCCATTCGGTCATGGTGCGTTGCGCGGCCTCAAGATCGGTTTCCCCTGCGGATCCGCGCCATGCTTTCCATTCATCAGGAAAGGCAAGGCAGACCATGCACCAATCAACATCTTCCTCGAACCAGCCGTCCTTGCCCTTGCCGCCGAATGACATGGCGAGCCATTCTGCTGGCATGTCCTTGCGCCGCTCGGCAGAGACATAAAACCCGCCATGACTGGGTGTGTAGATCGACCAGATACCAGCCATCGGCTGTTCTGCGTGATCAGGCTGGCCCCAAGGGGACCAAGTGGGCTTTGGGATAGCTGCGTATGGTTTTTGCATTGTGGTTTTCCTCTCGTGTTTGGCAACATTGCCATGCGAGGACAGGCGCGAACCTGTCCCCTGATTGCAATGTCATGCTGCGACGCTTGGCTTGAAATAGCCTTTCCAGACGTCGCCCAATTCATCAAAGTGTTTAATCCTTGTGTGGCCGTGTCCATACCGAGGCTTGTCGGATGTTGCGATTCGGATCATCTCTTTACGATCATGCGCGGCCTTCTCAATGGCCTCGGCCTGATCCCAAGTGTCACAGGCGACGCAGTAGTAGCTAAAGCCTCCCCGTGCTTCGCCCCAGCCGCTCATAGCCTTGTCTGTCATGTTCACATAGATGGTCATGGTGTTTTCTCCGTGCTGGCGTCATTGCCATGCGAAGGCTGGGGGATGATCCCAGCCTCCTGATTGCAATGCTCAAAACCCGTCGTAGGGTGAGAGAGGCTCTTCAGCGAGCCGCTCCTGATATTCGAGCAGACGATCCTGATACTCTTCACTCATCAGGTTGGCGGTTTTCATGAGTTTCTCAACCTCTGGCGTGTTGCTGTAGTCCGCGATCACATCGTATCCGTCATTGCCGTAAACAAAGAACCAGAACCCGACTCTGCGGCCCTGCGTTGTGTCGTAAGCCTCGATAGCTTGTTCATCCATATGGCCGAGGTTGTTCAAGATCAGCATCCTGTCTTTGGTCTGGATCATGTCAGGACCATTCGGGTCTATGGTGTTTTCAACCTTTATTGCCAGACCAGCGGCCAGCAGATCGGTGACCAGTTGGCTAACAATTTCGGTTTCCATTTCGTGTCGTGTTGGGAGTGTCATTGTGGTTTCTCCTAGCTGGCAACATTGCCACGGGAGAGGCAGGGATGTCCTGCCTCTCGAATTGCAATGCTTAGATCAGATCGAGCCAATGGCTCGGCTGCCGAAGTGTTTTCTTGGTGTGGTCAGTCAGGACGTGGATCGAACGGTTTGTGATCTTGGTCACCGTGCCAGTTGATCGGAAGGGATGATCGAAGGACACTCGGCTGCCGACTTTGAAAATCCTGATCGAGCCGTTTGGGTCACGGTCAGGGTAGTGAACAAAGGCCGAGATTGTTTGAACGTGTCGCATTGTGGTTTCTCCGTCTTGGCAACATTGCCATGCGAGAGCAGGACCGTGATCCTGCTCCCTGATTGCAATGCCTCACCACGCAGTCGCTTTGATGTCGTTGTAGTAGTCGCTCATGGTCTCGACGAAGGATCGAACCTCGGCCAGTGCCTTCTGGAGGCTCCAGCCGTCTGCAACGAATTGCTGTTCGATGTCCTCGTCACTCATGGTCTCGACAATCACGCTCCAGCCGTAAGCCTCGCCGTAGTTGTCGATTGCAGCCTGTTTGATCTGCGCGACGATCTCTTGCTTGGTCATTGTGGTTTCTCCTGTGAGCCTTATCAAGCAGGTCTCTATCCCTGCGACGGTCCAAGAGGGGACCGTTTCGGCTAGTTAGGAGGGGGGTTTCACGATGTCAAAGAGCGGGCGGTTCTGTGGCGCGAGGACAATATGTCCTGTTTTGGACATAATGTCAAATCGTATCGATGCCTGTGATCGAGCAGAGTGTCGATTGTCGTATCTCGGTCCAGTCTGATCGACGGCTGCGGAGGCAAATCTCGCGCAGGATCGAAGGCAAAAATGTTTTTGCGCCAAGTGCCTGCCTTTGATGGTCAATCACATACAGGGGGAGAGACAGACAACAGGGGGAAGGACAGACAAAGAGAGGCAGGGAAAGGGGAGAAGAGAGAGAGGGAACCAGAGAGGGGAAACAATCAACAACAATCAGCCAGAGCCTCACAGGACGTTGAAAATCAAACGATCTCGGTGTAACATTCTCAACGGTTTACGAGAACGCAGACGGCTGGGGATATGCTCTCCGCCCATCTGGGACCATCTGGCTGATTATTGGAGGGATGAAATGCCACGAGGCGGTGCAAGAGTAGGGGCGGGTCGGCGAGCCGGATCATTAGGCAAGCCACGGGTATCAGTCGATCGGGTGCTGGCCAATGCCACGCTAGACCCAGCCTACTCGCCTCTCGCCTTCTTGCTGGGGATCATGCAGGATGACAAGCAAGAGCTTCCCCTGCGCTACCAGTGTGCCGTTGCTGCTGCACCCTATATGCATCCCAAGCTATCGTCGGTCGAAGTGAAGGGGGATGCCAGCAGACCGTTGCAAGTGCAGTCGGATCTCGGCCAAGCCCTAGCGGCGCTGGCAGAACTGGCTCGCACTCGCCAGCCAGACATGATTGAACTGCTTCCGTCGGACGTTACGACCGTCGAAGCGTAGATTTCTGTCTCTTTCTCCTCTCTCTCTGCCTTTCCTCTCTCGTCCTGCCCTGCCAGCCGTCGCTCCGAAGGGTCGGTCCCCCCTTCGGCGGCTCGACTCTCAACGTGCAGACCCCACCCCAATTTTTTCAAACTTTTGATTGTTTTTCCATCCCCCCTGTATATAATCCACCAAATGTGCAAAATTGGGCAACAACGGAGGTATCATGTCTGCGAAAATTTCATTTACTGTGACAGTGTATAAAAGGGATGCGAATGGTGCGCTTCATGGGGATGGGACATCCACGGTGTTTAAGGGTGATGCTGTAACGTGGTTTGGGATTAAGCAGCAGGCAATTGACTTTGCGTTTATGCATGAGGCTGTTGGTAATCATGTGTGCCAAGTGCGTTATACAAAGGGGAGATCGAGGTCTGTAATTTACAAGACGCCAAATTTTAATGGGACATGGAGGTAGTGATGCCTGCTAAGCAATTTGCTGAAAGGGACAGGTCTATTGTTATAGCGTATTTGAGTGGAGATATGACAAGGAAGGCTCTTGCGCAGAAGCATGGGGTATCTTATTCGCGCATTGTTCAAATTGTAGAACACCAGCTAAAAAGATTGGAGGTTTGGAAAAAGCATAGACTTATAAAAGTTCATAAGATTGTTGGGGTGTTGATTGACCCTGATGGTGTTGATGGGAGTGTGTTGCAGGAATGGACGCCAGAGCAGCAATGGGAAGAATTTGAGGTGAGTGCTGGACATGGCCAAACCCAAAGGTGAAGCTGCAAGCCAATGTGTCGATGGACCAAAGACAAAAAACTTGAAAAAACAACTTGATGATTGGAAAAAACACAAGTAGATTGCAAATAAGGGACTGGCCTCCCCCCGACCACTGGATCTGATCTGTGGCGTGTAGAAATCGGGTTATCGGCTAGGGTGTTACTGCCGGGGTCTTATCCCAGATAGGTCCATCACAACCGGCGGTAACACCTACTAACTTATTGAGACTGACATTGCAGAACTTCTTGAACCCGGTGAACCAAAATGATGCAAGTTAATTACACGCTTGAGAACAATACGGATCAAGACTTTATGTTGGTCTGCACAATGGAACATGCGTCCAGTCCGTCTTTGATGCATTTGCCTGCCGGTGAAGTGGTAGCGTTCTTTGACCAGCGGGCATTGACGACAATCAAAATCTTTAAAGCAACACCAAAGGAGAAAACCAATGACAACGAATAACCAGATTGGAAGCCTGATTGACCGGATTGAAGGTCTTATGCTGGATAAGGCACTCATTGAAGAAGGCATCAAAGAGATTTACATTGAAGCCAAGTTAAACGGCTTCGACACAAAAACCATGAAGAAGGTTGTGGCAATCCGAAAGCAGGGTGTTAAAAAGCATCAGGAAGAACGCCAGATGATTGATCTGTATATCAAGGATCTTGGCATGTTGGCCGATACGCCACTGGGGCAATCTGCAATTCAACGGGATACGGGTGTTAAGTTTTAATGGCTCTTGAACCGGACGAAGCCACTAGGATCGTCAAAGAACAAATGGCGTCTCTTGATGAATACGGTCAAGAGGCGCTTTTGGCCCGTTTTAAGTGGCTGAAGAAGGGTAGACCAAACCAGATCATTCCGGAAAACTATGACTGGACATCATGCGGTGCGATGGCTGGGCGTGGATTTGGCAAAACCAAAATGGGTGCGGAGTGGGCTTGGTGGCAGGCTTGGAGACATCCTGAATCCTATGGAGCCATTGTTGCCCCCACACGGTATGACGCCCAATCCGTTTGTATTGAAGGACCGGCGGGCATTTTAAACTGTATGCCACGCAAGCTGGTTCGGGCGTTTAACAAGTCAGATCTGAAGATTACGCTGGTTAACGGATCTACAATCCAAGCGTTTTCCGCCAGTGAGCCAGATCGCTTGCGTGGTCCGCAGCATCACTGGGCTTGGTGCGATGAGCTTGCGGCATGGGAAGATGCGCAAGAAGTGTGGGACATGCTGCAATTTGGTATGCGCCTTGGTGATCACCCGCAGGCCATATGGACCACAACGCCCCGGCCAATCCCAATTGTCCGCAAACTGATCACATTGCCGGACTCAATCCTAATCAGAGGTTCGACATACGACAATGCTGATAATCTGCCTGAGTCATTTTTTAAGTCTGTTAATCAATACAGTGGGACAAAGATAGGCCGACAAGAACTTTTGGGTGAACTGCTTGATGCCGAAGAGGGTGGGGTTATCCAGCGTGGCTGGTTTAGCCTATGGCCTCGTGACAGAGTGCTTCCGCCATTCCAAATGATTGTTTCTAGCTTTGATACGGCGTTTACAGAGGAAACCCGCAACAAGAAAAGCGGTGATCCTGACCCTACAGCTTGCGTAACAATCGGGTATTTTGACCACGATGGGGAAATGGGCTTCCTTTTGCTGGATTGCTGGCAAGATCACCTTGGGTTCCCTGATCTTGTGGAGCGCGTAAAGAAGGAAATGAACATCCGGTGGGGTGATGACGAGTTTCGGGCGCAGATTAAGCCCCAAATTGGCAGCTCAAAGCCCTACAACCTTGGCCGCAAGCCGGATCATCTGATCATCGAAGATAAAGGGTCCGGTATCAGCTTGAGACAGGTGCTTTATCGGGAAAAAATCTTCCCAATTGCCTATAATCCGGGTCGAGCGTCCAAATTACAGCGTTTACATGCCGTTTCTCACTTGTTTCACGCTGGGCTGTTCCATGTTGTTGAAAGCAAAAAGCGGCCAAATGAGGCTGTCAGCTGGGCGGACGAGCTGATCAACCAGCTATGCTCGTTCCAAGGGGAAGGGTCGATCAAGCACGACGATTACGTTGACGCAATAACACAGGCTTTGCGTTGGATGGCGGATAATGCTAGAATCTCGGTCACTGAAGATGATGATGATGACCCGCATAAACCGCAAATTGAAGTGATCAATCCATATGCCGTCTGATTTTCCCACGCCAGAACAGTTAAATCAGCAGACAAACATGCTTACAGGGGCAAAAACAGCTGTTATGCCCCAGCGAAGCCGGTCAGTCATTCCCCTTGAAGATGTTATGGGTAGCGAGCCTCCGCCTGCTGGGTTGAGTCAGTATGGTGGTGCAAGGCAACCTTCATTTGGTGGAATTAGTCCTTTATCTGTTGATCGCCCAAAAATGAGCGAATCAGAACTGAAGGACATGGTGCAACGCCAACAGGCCAGATCCCCAAATGGCGGACTGCCTGTTTCAAAAATCCCAGCAATGGCCCCATTAATGCTGGAAAGTGAAACTGGGGTTAGTGTCAGGGCCACACCTATGTCCGGTGGAAAATACCGGCAGATTGAAGCTGGGGTTACAATTCCGTTTGCCGGCGGGGATCTTAGCATTGATGGGTCTTATGGTCGCGTTTTTGGTCAATACAAAGAAAAACCAGAGATAAGCCGCCGCATTGAGTATATGCGTAAGTTTGCAGAAGGTGGAAAAGTAAATTACGAAAATTATGGAAGTGGCGCAGAACATTTGTTTTTTGACGATAACCGTGGAATATCTACAAATAAAATGTCAAATTACACAGTTGCGCAACCAGCTGTTCAACAACCAATTATTCCTCAGCCCGCTGTTCAGCAACCAATTATTTCTCAGCCCGCTGTTCAGCAAACCGCTATTCCTCAGCAAATTGTAAACCAACCTGAGTTTTTTTTACCGGAAATAAGCCCATTGCAGGCAATTCTGCAAGATTTTATAGGCATTGGTGGCGGCGCAAGCCCTTACAGCCCTTACGGATTTGATGAACAGGGTAGGAAGCTAACGCCACCCGGTTCACGATTTCCGTATATTGGAGCCGGAGGAGGCGGTGGCGGTCCTGCTGGAGATCCTAATTCAGCGTTTGAAACATTTGCTGCTGGCGGTGTTGTTGATACGCAAACACAGATTAACGGCCTTATGGCATCCGGTGGATTAGCGCTGGCTAAAGGTGGAGACGTGCAAGCCCCCCTATCAAACGTCACCAATATACAAAACACCATGCGCGGTGAATTTGCCAAGAGGGGTTTAGATTTTGACCATTTTTTGTCATCTCAGGCCGTAATGATGGCGGCAGCTAAAAAAGCACAGGAAAGAGGGCGTAACGGCGATACATTGCTTGCCCACATTAACCCCGAAGAAGCAAAACTACTAAAAGAGCATGGCGGCTCTGGGACCATCAACCCTGAAACCGGGCTACTCCAATTTGACGATGGAGGTGGCGATGGTGGTGGCGGTGACGGTGGGGGTGGCGACGGCGGCGACGGTGGGGGTGGCGACGGCGGCGACGGCGGTGACGGTGGCGACGGTGGCGACGGCAGTGATGGGAATGACGGCGGTTCTGATTCGGACAGCGACTCCGATAGCGACTCCGATAGCGACTCCGATAGCGACTCCGATAGCGACTCCGATAGCGAC